TTGATGATTTGTATATGCCACATGCAACCACAGGTTGCAAGCCCTTAATGCATTAAAAAGTAAAATAATTTACAGGTAACTGCAAGGCGTGGTTGCACCCCAATTGGGGTCTGCAACACGTGCAACACGAGCTAAATGTTGCAGATGTTGCAGGTTATCCACATTGCCTTATTTATCAAGCACTTAGTCGGGGGTTGTGCAACACGAGCACTTTTCACCGTGCTTGTACCCCAATTGGGGTCTGCAACACGTGCAACACGAGCTAAATGTTGCACGGGTGGGGTGTAAGTTATTGTAAAACAAAGGAATGTGGATAACTTGCAACGCGAAAATTTTGCTAAATGGTGCACAAATGTTGCATTTTGGTGCAGTGCCGGGCTGCAACACGGGCTGGGTTACCCCCTTTAGGGGGTACCCGCCTGTTGCGGCTGCACGCGTCGTGTTGCGTTGCATTTTGCTGTTGCCATGGCCGGCAATGTCGGGCAGGTATGTCGGGTAGCAAAAAGGAGGTTGGATGAATAACCAGATAGTAAAGATGCTTGCGGATCTCGCAGCGGATGGCGTGAGCGAACAGGACATGGTTCGGGCGGTGTATAAGGTGTTCGGATACTACCCCAAAGAAAAGGAACTGAAGAAGGCTAAGGCTAGCGTAAAGGTCGTGCGGTTTCGTGTGAGCGGATCGCTGCCGTATCTGATCGTGAGAGACGCAACTAACAGGCAGCAGATGGCCGAAGCTTCTGACAGGTTTGTGGGGCGTTTGTGTGCGGATGCTTATAGACGTGGGCTGCAATTGCCCAACATGACAAGAGAGCAGCAGGTGGAGCGTGCGATGCAGGATCCGGACTTCCGCTTGTGATCGAGCGCTTGCGGTGTTATTTAGTGGTTAACTAGGAGCTCGATGTTTATGCCACAAGAACCAAAGAAGACGGATAAGCTTTGTGAAGAGGTGCTCGCACGCATCTCAAAAGGTGAGCCTTTGACGCACATTGCAAAAGATTTGAACTTTAGTGTGCAGAGCTGGAACCGCTGGTTGCGCGAAGACGAAGAGTTAGCCTTCGCGCACGCGCGCGCAAGGGAGGATGGCGGGGACGCGATCGCAGAAGAAGCTTTGCGCCTCGCTGATGCTGTGGAAGCAAAGAGCGAGCACGTGCAGAAAGCAAAGCTCCAGATCGAGACGCGTCTCAAGCTGCTCGCTAAATGGCACCCCAAGCGCTACGGCGACAAGCAGACGCACGATATCGGTAACCGCGAGGGCGAAGCGCTCAAGGTCGAACACTCCAGCGTCAGCGCTGACGTGCTCTCGAGCCTGACGCAGCGCATCCTTGGCCCGAAGCGAGATAGCTAACGTGGCAACGGCCGCAGCCGATCTCGAACACGCGCTCCAGTCGATCGACGACAAGCAGGCAGCCTTTCTGCAGTGGCAGACACGCTGGGCGGACACAGCACGACCGAAGCAGATCCCAGCCGATGATTTCTCTGAGTGTGGGTATCTCGCCGGCCGTGGCTACGGCAAGACGCGTGTGGGCGCCGAGTGGCTCGCTAGAGAGGTGTATCTGGACACCAATTGCCATCCGTCGGCCGTGATCGCTCCTACCTACCAAGACGTCAAGTTCACATGCTTTGAGGGCGAGAGCGGGCTCCTGAGCGTCGTGCCGCCAGAGCTCATCAAAGCTTACAACAAATCCGACATGGTCGTTGAGATGTACACAGCCTCTGGCGACGTGGCTACGATCCGCGGCTTTACCGCAGAGAAGCCAGAGAGGCTGCGTGGGCCGCAGCACTGCCGCATCTGGGCTGACGAGCTCGCTGCGTGGCAATACGACGATGTCTGGGACATGGCCATGATGGGCTTGCGCTTGGGCCCGACGCCCAAGGTTCTGTGGACCACAACGCCCAAACCGCGCGAGCTGGTGCGCAAATTGGTCACGCCCAAGAAGGGCCGCGTTATCGTCACAGGTGCTACCTACGATAACCGAGCCAACCTGCCCGACAGCTTCTTTGACCAGCTCTCGCAGTACGAGGGCACGACGCTAGGCCGGCAGGAGCTCTACGGCGAGCTGATCGATCCGGAAGAGAGCGGCATCATCAAGCGCTCCCAGTTCCGCCTCTGGCCAGCCGACAGGCCGCTGCCGCGGTTTGACTGGATCATCACATCGCTGGACACAGCCTTTACCGAGAAGACGCTCGACAAGCGCTCAGGCGATCCCGATCCCACAGCCTGCACGGTCTGGGGCGTCTTCCGCTGGGAGAAGCGCAACAATATCATGCTGCTGGATTGCTGGGACGAGCACCTTGGCATGCCCAACCTGATCCGCCGGGTCCGCAAAGAGATGAACGTAGCCTATGGCGAGGACGACGATCGCGCGATGATCAAGCCCCTGTTCGGGTCCAGCAAGCCAAGCACGTCTGGCAGGCGCTCCGACATCCTGCTGATCGAGGACAAGGGCAGCGGCATCAGCCTGCGCCAGATGCTGGAACGCGAAGGGCTCGAGGCCTACGCCTACAACCCCGGGCGCGCTGACAAGCTCAGCCGCTTGCACATGGTCAGCCCCGTGTTCGCCCGCCGGCTGGTGTGGCTGCCAGAGAGCGAAAAGGTTAAGGGCCGCCCCAAGAACTGGATCGAGCCCCTGCTCCATCAGCTGTGCGCGTTTACGGGTCCCAACAGCGTCAAACACGACGATTACGTAGACAGCACAACACAAGCTCTAAGACTTTGCATGGACAAGCGCATGCTAGATACTGTACAAGCACGCAAGCAGGAGGCGGTCCGACCACCTCCAAAAGTCGTGCAGAACCCCTACGCGGTGTGAGGAATTAGCACATGGTTGAAGATGAAAATGAACTACCCCAGCAAGGCGAAATAGTCGAATTGCCTGACGAGCCCAGCGCTGTCGAAGACACAGATGACGGAGGCGCCATTGTGCGTCTGGACGAGGACGCGCCGCGGCCAGCCGATAGCGAGTTCTATGCTAACCTAGCCGAGACCATGGACGAGCCCGATCTCAAACGCATTGCGTCTCGCTACCTCGATCTGATCGGCAAGGACAAAGACGCACGGCGCAAGCGCGACGAGCAGTACGAGGAAGGCCTCAAGCGCACAGGTCTGGGCGATGATGCACCGGGCGGAGCCCAGTTCGAGGGCGCCTCTCGCGTTGTGCACCCCATGCTCACAGAAGCTTGCGTAGATTTTGCAGCGCGGGCAATGAAAGAGCTGTTCCCGCCACAGGGCCCAGCTAAAGATTTTGTGCCCGGCAAGATCACCCGTGAAAAGCTAGACAAGGCTAAGCGCAAGACCAGCCTGCTAAACTGGCAGATGACCGTGCAGTGCCCAGAGATGCGCGCCGAGCTCGAGCAGCTCATTACGCAAGTGCCATTGGGCGGCGCGCAGTACATGAAACTGAACTGGGACGACCGTAACAACAGGCCGGACTTTTTGTTTGTCGCGATCGACGACATGTACTTGCCCTATGCCGCGACGAACTTCTACACAGCGCAGCGTAAGACGCACGTCCAGTACCTCACGCAGCTAGATTACGAGCAGCGGGTACGTGACGGCATGTATCGCGATGTCGACGCCACGCCTCCGGGTCTCGAGCCCGAGGTATCGCTAGCCGAGCAGGCGAACGACCGCATCGAAGGGCGCGATCACACAAGCTACAATGAAGATGGTTTGCGTACGGTCTACGAAGTTTACGCTATATGCGACATCGAAGACGGCGAAGACGCAGCGCCCTACATCATCTCAATCGATAAAGCGAGCGGCATGGTGCTCAGCATCTACCGCAATTGGGACGAAGAGGACGAGAACCGCGAAGAGCAGCAGTGGTTTGTAGAGTTCCCCTTCATACCATGGCGCGGCGCATACCCGATCGGCCTGCCGCACATGATAGGCGGCCTAAGCGGCGCAGCTACTGGCGCGATGCGCGCGTTGCTTGATTCAGCGCACATCAGCAACTCCCAAACAATGCTGAAGCTTAAAGGCGGTACAGCAGGCGGGCAGTCTCTCGAGATCCAGCCGACAGAGGTTATGGAGATCGAAGGCGGCATAAACGTGGACGACGTCCGCAAGTTGGCCATGCCACTGCCCTACAATCCACCTTCTCCGGTGCTCTTCCAGCTGCTTGGTTTCCTGATCGACAGCGGCCGCGGCGTAGTGCGCACAGCCATGGAGGATATTTCCGATAGCAATCCAAACGCACCTGTAGGCACGACGCTAGCAAAACTTGAGCAAGGCATGACGGTGTTCTCGGCTATCCACAGCCGCTTGCACGACAGCATGTCGCGCATGCTACGGATCCTGCATCGCCTAAACAGCATGTATCTAGATGATAGCCGGCTGGAAGAAGAGGCAGGCGAAGAGCTTGCATCCCGCGGCGACTTTGAAGGGCCGCTCGATGTGGTGCCTGTCAGCGATCCGAACATATTCTCTGAAGCGCAGCGCTTTGCGCAGATACAGGCGGTTGCGCAGCGTGCTGCCGCAATGCCGCAGATGTACAACCAGCGTAAGGTTGAAGAGCGTATTTTGGAAACGCTCAAGGTTCCGGACAGCAAAGATTTGCTCAACCCGCCCATGGAGCCAAAAGAGCAGAACGCTGTAAACGAGAACGCAGCCGCAACGCTCGGGCGCCCAATTATGGCTTTTCCAGAGCAAGACCATATTGCGCACATCAAGACGCACTTAGCCTTTTTGATGTCGCCGGCGTTAGGTATGAACTCTTTGATAGCGCCAACATTCTTGCCGACTATTCTAGGCCACCTTAAAGAGCACATTGCGCTCTGGTATGTATCGAGCGTGATTGAATTGTCTAACGAGGCGCTAGGCGAAAGTTTGACCGAGAC